GTCTTGGTAATCAGGTCTATAACATGAGTGCATTCCACGCTATCGACAGCTTGCCAACAGACGATAGACTTATCGGAATATCTTTTGCAATGGATACAGGGCACCAACAATCAGCTACAGCTTGCGGTGCTTTTGGGTTGACTGCAAAAGGCAATGTGATTCTGTTAGATACATTCTATTACAGCCCAGCGGGGCAAGTTATCAAGAAGGCACCGAGCGAATTAACTGTTATGATCAGTAATTTCATTGACAAGGTGCTTAAACAGTACCGAGTGCCAAAGCTACGCATGACCATCGATAGTGCTGAAGGCGCTTTGAGAAACCAATACTTCAAAGACTTTGGCGAACGATGGCATCCGGTAGCTAAGAAGAAGAATCAAACCATGATAGACATGGTTATTAGTCTGTTAGCAGAGGGACGGTTCTATTACCTCGACATTCCAGCTAACAAGATATTCTATGAGGAACACAAGATGTATCGCTACGACGAAAAGACGATACACACTGACGATCCTAAAGTTATCAAAGAGGATGACCACTGTTGTGACTCCATGAAATATTTCGTACTGGATAACGCAAGAGAACTAGATTTGAAGGCTTAAAGGAGCTACTAATGGGAATCATACAGACCATTAAGAACATTTTCAAAAGGAGTAATTACGTGATAACTAATCAAAGTCTAAACAGTATCACAGACCATCCTAAAATCGCTATATCACCAGAAGAATACAGTCGTATCATGGACAATCTACGCTATTTCGCAGGTAGTTTTGACCGTGTGAGCTATCGAGATAGCAATGGAACAGATTTGAAGCGTGATTTCAACCACTTACCTATTGGACGGACGGCATCGAAGAAGGTTGCTAGTCTTGTATTCAACGAACAAGCTAAGATTCAAGTTGATAACGAAACAGCTAACGAATTTATCAATGAAACGCTTAAAACCGACAGATTTAGCAAGAATTTTGAACGCTATTTAGAGTCTTGTTTAGCTCTTGGTGGCCTTGCTATGCGTCCTTACGTTGATGAAGACCGTGTCAGAGTGTCATTCGTGCAAGCACCAGTATTCTTGCCACTGCAATCAAACACGCAAGATGTATCGAGTGCTGCAATCGTGACTAAAACACTTAAGACGGAAGGTCAGAAGACTAAATACTATAGTCTGATTGAGTTTCATGAGTGGACTAAGGACAGTTATACAATCACTAACGAGCTATACGAGTCAGAATCTAAAACTCGTATCGGTCAACGTGTCCCTCTATCAATGCTCTATGAGGATTTGGAAGAGACTGTGACGCTCAACGGACTTACAAGACCGCTATTTACGTATCTTAAACCTCCGGGCATGAATAATAAGGACATCAACAGTCCTTTGGGCTTGTCTATCTTCGACAATGCTAAGACTACAATGGACTTCATCAATACCACTTATGACGAGTTTATGTGGGAAGTCAAAATGGGTCAGCGTCGAGTGGCAGTGCCTACTCAAATGATTAACACACAATTTGACGCAAGCGGTGAGAAGGTTGTCGTTAAACGTGAGTTTGAGACAGGTCATAATATCTATGAGCAATTCGATAGCGGTGATATGGATAAGGGTATCGGTATTACTGACCTTACCACTGATATTCGTTCAGACGATTACATCAAGGCTATCAACAAAGGATTGAGCCTATTTGAGATGCAGCTAGGTGTGTCTGCTGGTATGTTTAGTTTCGATGGTAAGTCTATGAAGACTGCTACAGAGGTAGTTTCAGAGCAATCAGACACGTATCAAATGCGGAACTCTATTGCTACTCTAGTAGAGCAATCATTGAAAGAACTTGTAATCTCAATCCTTGAGCTTGCTAAAATCTACAATCTCTATACTGGTGAAATTCCAACGATGGATGAAATCAGCGTGGATTTAGACGACGGTGTATTTACTGATCGTAACGCTGAGTTCGATTACTGGTCTAAGATGGTAGCGTCTGGATTCGCACCGAAGGTTATGGCCATTGAAAAAACTCTCAACGTTACCGAGGAACAAGCACAAGAAATTTACCAAGCTATTAATGATGAGACTATGGTAAGCGCTGATAGTTTTAGGACAAGCGACGAGGTCGACATATACGGGGAGTGATAGGCTATGGCTAAGAAAAAGCGTATCAAACTAAACGACCAGCAATTAATGTTGATGGCTGATAATGTTTCAGATATCTACCGTCAATTATGTAATGACCTGTTTGATAACGTTGTGGAACGACTGCATGAACGAGGGACTTATTACCTTGACCAACAGCCTTATCTTTGGCAACTAGAGAAAATGGCTGATGTCGGTATGTTGAACAATCACAATATCAAACTCATTGCTGAATATTCTGGCATTGCCGAGAAACAAATTAGATACATCATCGAGAATGAGGGTTATCAAGTCTATAAGGACACTCACGCTCAATTAAATTCTAACGCTTATAACTATAAGGTGATGAAAGACCTTATCAGCTACTCTAATCAAGCTATTCATGATGTCCATAACCTTATCAATACGACCTTACCAAAGAGCGTGCAAGCTACTTACAAGGATATTATCGAGACTACCGTAGCAAAGGTAATCACTGGTATGGCAACCCCTCAGAAAGCCCTTGATGAAACGATAATGAAGTTTCAAGAGCGTGGTTTCTATGGCTATACTGACAGAGCTGGACGAAGACAGAGGGCTGATGCTTACGCTAGGACAGTCATTAAAACGACTGCTAGACGTACATTCAATGAAATGCGAATGAGACCAGCTCAAGAGCTTGGTATTGATACATTCTATTATTCAATCAAAGCAGCAGCAAGGGAAATGTGTGCACCGCTACAGAATCAGATAGTTACCACAGGGCGAGCTAGGACTGAAGAAGGTGTTAAGATATTTGCTCTTGATGATTATGGCTATGGTAAGCCCGGAGGATGTCAAGGTGTAAACTGTGGGCACACCATGACTCCTTTCATTCCCGGTGTCAATTACATGCCAGACATTGATGACGATTTAAAGAATCTCACTGAGAAACAAGCTATCGAGAATGCTAATGTTCAGAGCAAGCAACGAGCCATAGAAAGAACAATCAGAAGCACTAAGGAGCGTCTACACGTTGCCGAAGTTATGAACAATGATGAATTAACCAGCAAATACAAAACAAGGCTTACAGAGCAGAAGAGAGCCTTGAAATCGTATGTTGATAAATACCCATTCTTGTATCGAGATAGAGAGCGTGAGAGATACCACGACGACCCACTGGCAAAAACTCGTGAAGCTATTAGACAACGGGATATGTTGGCAAAAAAACACGCTTAAAAAGCGTAAACTAGTATTATTAACAATACTACGTATAGACATGGATTATAGAAAGATGGTGATCCAATTCTTGACTCGTAGGAACAGACTACTAATAAAACCGTATCAATTTGATGCGGTTTTTCTTTTTGACCTGTCGAACGTCGTAAAACTAGGCAAATTCAGTCCCTTGGACGTAAAACGAAGGAGTTTTAAACATGAGTTTGAAACGTGACATGTTAGTTGAAGCTGGTATTACAGATAAAGCAGTTATTGATTCCTTAATGAATGCGTACGGTTCTGGGATTGAGAACGCCAAAACACAAGCTAAATCTGAATTACAAGCTGAAAACGACAGCCTTAAACAACAACTTGAACAACAAAGCCAAGCACTCAACGACTTGCAAGCCAAAGAGGGAGCAAGTGAGGAACTCAAACAACAATTGACGGACTTACAAGCTAAATTTGACACTTACAAGTCAGAGAATGAAGCTAACCTTGCTCAAGTTACAAAATCGAACGCTATTCGTCTGGCATTGAAGGATGTGGACGCTCACAATTCAGACGACCTTGCTAAATTCATCAATTTTGACGAAATTGAACTTGATGAAGCTGGTAAACCCAAACTAGACAAGGTTATTAAGGGATTGAAAGAGACAAGTCCTTATCTTTTCAAACAAGAGGAACAAGCGGCACAACCTAAAATCTTTGCTGGTGGCAATCCATCTGCTAGTCAGAACGGTCTCACTAAAGAAGATTTTAAACGTATGGGTATCAATGAGCGTCAAGAACTCTTTGATAAAGACCCAGAACTCTATCAACAACTGAAAGGATGATTTAATCTATGGTTCTTGGAACAACAACGACTGCACAAGTCATCAACCCACAGGTAATGGCTGACATGGTTTCAGCTAAATTGCCTAAACTAATCAAATTCACACCACTCGCAGTGGTCGAAACAACTCTTGTAGGCCGTCCGGGGGACGAACTCACAGTGCCACAATGGACATATTCTGGTGATGCCACTGAAATCACTGAAGGTCAATCAATCCCAATCGACCAACTTGGCACTAAAGAAACAAAAATGAAAATCAAGCAAGCTGGTAAGGCTATTGAAATCACTGACAAAGCTGCTTTGGTCGGACATGGCAATGTCTACGGTGAAGCTACTAACCAGATTGCACTCGCTATCGCTAACAAAGTCGATAACGACATCGTCGAAGTTGCTAAAACTGCAACACAAAACATTACTGAAGCCCCTGTTTCAGTAGCTAACATCGACAAAGCCTTGGAAATCTTTGCAGACGAAGAAGACGCTCGCTATGTTGCTCTTATCAATCCGAAGGACGCTATTAAATTGCGTGCTGACGCTGGTCAAAACTGGCTGAAAGGCTCAGAAGTTGGTGCTGATGTTGTTGTATCTGGCACATTCGGTGAAGTTGCTGGCGTGCAAATCGTCCGCACTAAGAAGGTTGATGAAGGAAAAGGCTTCCTCGTTAAAGTCTCTTCACTTCAAACTGACACAGACGATGATGCTAAATATGGCGCATTCGTGATCAACTTGAAACGTGATGTCATGATTGAAAATGACCGTGACATTTTGAAGAAAACTACTGTTTATTCTGGTGATGAATACTACGGTGTTTATCTCTACGATGATTCTAAGGTGGTTAAGTTCGGAGGTGCTTAATGGGTATGCTAATGCGTCGTCATTTGAACGACACTGAACCTACTCCCGTCACTGAAACAGTAGAGGAAGTGGTTGAAACACTAGAAGACAAGACCGTTGCTGACTTGCGAATCATCGCACAACAACGAGGTTTGACTGGTATTTCAGCACTTACCAAGGCGGAACTCTTAGACC